CCGTTGCAGCGTCTGATGCCGGGTGGGGCGATCATTGTAATTATGACTCGCTGGTCACTACTTGACCTAACAGGTAGACTTATAGACTACCAGACAAGAAACCCTGAAGCCGAGCCGTGGGAGATCGTAGAACTTCCGGCCATCCTGCACGAGAACACCGACAAAGAGAAAAGCCTGTGGCCAGAACAGTGGCCGCTGGAGCAGTTAAAAAAAGCCAAAGCATCTCTCGACCCCCGGTACTGGAACGCCCAGTACATGCAGAACCCCACCTCCGAGAACTCCGCCATCATCTCGCGCAAACACTGGCGCATATGGGACCACGACGACCCCCCACAGTGCGAGTACATCATCCAGTCTTGGGATACGGCGTTTGAGACCAAGAACAACTCGGACTATTCCGCCTGTACAACATGGGGAGTTTTTTACAACGAAGAGGAAAACGACAGCCCGCAAGTAATTCTGTTGGATGCGTTCAAGGAACGAATGGCGTTTCCAGATTTGAAACAAGCAGCGCTTAAGCACTACAAGGAGTGGGAGCCAGATGCGTTCATTGTGGAGAAAAAGGCAGCAGGTGCCCCGCTTATTCAGGAACTTCGGGCAATGGGTATTCCAGTTCAAGAGTTCTCCCCAAGCCGAGGCAACGACAAACACGTCCGACTCAACGCGGTTGCAGACCTCTTTACCAGCGGAAGAATCTGGGCACCCGACACACGGTGGGCTAGAGAAGTTATCGAAGAAGTAGCAGCCTTCCCGGTTGGCGAACACGATGACTTCGTAGATACTACGTCGCAAGCACTGCTGCGCTTTAGGCAAGGGGGGTTCATTACCCTTGACTCGGACGAAAAAGACGAACCCATATACCACCGCGCCAGAAAAGCGGCGTACTACTAAGGACAGAACATGCCAATCGACAAGTCAATAAACCAAGCCCCCGCCGGGTTGGACGAACTGGAGACAGAAGACGCCGAGCCAGCGTTGGAGATCGAGATTGTTGACCCCGAAGCGGTCAGCATCAAGGGTCCGGGCTTTGAGTTGGACGTTATTAAAGCCGAGGTTGAGGATGACTTTGACAGTAATCTTGCCGAAGAACTTGACGAAGGTGCCTTGGCTTCGCTGGCGGAAGAACTTGCAGGCGACATTGAGAACGACAAACACTCCCGCAAGGAGTGGGAGAAGGCGTACGTCGAAGGCATTAAGCTCTTGGGTCTTCAGATAGAAGAAAGAACAGAACCATGGTCAGGCGCGTGTGGCGTGTTCCACCCGATGCTCTCCGAAGCAGTTGTACGCTTTCAGTCTGAAACCATATCCGAGACATTCCCAGCGCAGGGTCCTGTGCGTACCAAGATAATTGGTAAAGAAACGCCGGAGATTAAAGAAGCGGCACAGCGCGTGGAAGAAGATATGAACTTCGAGTTGACCGAAGTGATGTCGGAGTACCGCCCTGAACACGAGAGAATGCTCTGGAGCCTGCCAGCAACTGGCTCGGCATTTAAGAAAGTCTACTACGACCCCAGTCTTGGCCGTCAAGTGTCGATGTTTGTGCCAGCAGAAGACGGCATCCTGCCGTACGGTGCAACAGATATGGACACTTGCCATAGGTTTACGCACGTGATGCGCAAAACCAAGAACGAGATCGTCAAACTACAGCAGGCAGGGTTTTATCGTGACGTTGACTTGGGCGATCCAGACCGGCATGTAGACAATATTCAGAAGGCTAAGGATAAAGAGACAGGCTTTTCGGATTTAAACGACGACCGCTACACACTGTATGAGTGCCATGCTGACTTATATATTGAGGATGATGTGCATGCGGACGTAGATGAGGACAAAGAGCACACAGAGATTGCGCTGCCATACGTCGTTACTTTGGTCAGGGGTACCAATGAGGTGCTGGCCATTCGTAGAAACTGGAGATACGAAGACCCCTTGCGTCTAAAGCGGCAGCACTTTGTGCATTACCAGTACATCCCCGGCTTTGGGGCGTATGGCTTTGGTCTTTTTCATCTGATCGGTGGCTTTGCCAAGAACGCGACTTCCCTGATGCGTCAGTTGGTTGATGCGGGCACTCTTTCTAATCTGCCGGGTGGTTTGAAATCCAGAGGACTCAGGATCAAGGGAGATGACACACCGATTGCTCCGGGTGAGTGGCGTGATGTGGACGTAGCATCAGGCAACATCCGCGACAGTATTCTCCCCCTCCCCTACAAGGAACCGTCGCAAGTTCTCTATGCCTTGCTGGGCAACATCGTCGATGAGGGCAGAAGGTTTGCAGCAACTGCGGATATGAAAGTATCCGATATGTCCGCGCAAGCACCGGTTGGAACAACGTTAGCACTGCTGGAACGTCAGCTTAAAGTCATGACCGCAGTACAAGCGCGTGTGCACTACACACTAAAGCGCGAGTTCAAGCTGCTTAAGGAAATTATTCGTGACTACACTGACGCAGACTACGAGTACACACCAGAGCACGGCACAAAGAAAGCCAAGCGTGAGGACTACGACAAAGTAGACCTGATCCCGGTCAGTGATCCGAATGCAGCAACAATGTCGCAACGTGTTGTTCAGTACCAAGCCGTCATTCAGATGGCGCAGATGGCTCCGGATATTTATGACCTGCCGTTTCTGCACCGTCAGATGTTATCTGTGCTGGGTATTAAGAATGCAGAAAAGCTTGTGCCATTGGAAGACGATCAGAAACCACGTGATCCGGTTGCAGAGAACATGGCCGTACTAAAAGGTAAGCCAGTCAAAGCGTTCTTCTACCAAGATCATCAGTCGCATATTCAGGTGCACATGTCGGCAATGAATGATCCGTTAATTCAACAGATTATTGGTCAAAACCCACGGGCACCGCAGATTCAAGCCGCAATGATGGCGCACATTACTGAACACGTAGCCTACGCTTATCGTCAGAAGATTGAACAGCAGATGGGTGTTGCATTGCCGCCAGAAGATGAGAAGTTGCCGCCACAGATTGAGGTTGCGTTGTCTTCCATGATGGCGCAAGCGGCACAACAAGTACTGCAAGAAAGCCAAGCGCAAACAGCACAACAACAAGCGCAACAGCAGGCACAAGACCCTGTCATTCAAATGCAGCAACAAGAACTGGCAATCAAACAGAAAGAAGTTGATCTGAAAGAGAAAAAGTTTGCCACCGACGCCGCAGCTAAAGCGGATGAGTTGGAGTTGAAGAAACAAGAGTTGGAAGCACGTATGGAACTTGACGGCTTTAAAGCAGCAACTACGATGCAACAACAGAAAGAAGCTATTGAGGCACAACAAGAACGTGAAGGTGCTCGTATGGGTATCGACATTGCCAAGGCTAAAGCACAGGAGAGAAAAATCAAATGATGGATAGCTTCGCAAGCGTATTGCGCGACAAAATACGCAAAGACATGAACGACTACACGGACGACATGGCAAATGGCATTTGCATGGACTTCGCTGCTTATCAAAAACTGTGCGGGGTAATTCAGGGTCTTGCCCTCGCGGAGCGACACTTACTTGACCTTGTAGAAGCAGCAACTAAAGAGGATGAAGACGATGAGCGAACTGATGCTACCTCCGGGTATTCAAATGCCGGAGCCAATACAACCAGTCGAAGAGCCAACCGAGGAAATCCCTATTGAAGACCGTGGGCGCATGTTACCCACGCCAACAGGATGGAAAATTCTTTGTGGTGTTCCCGATGTATCAGACAAGTTTGAAAACTCCAGTCTTGTAAAAGCGGAGTCGGTTATGCGTCAGGAAGAGCACTCAACCACTATTTTGTTTGTGCTGGCTGTTGGACCCGATGCGTACAAAGACACCGCCAAGTTCCCCAATGGACCTTGGTGTAAAGAAGGCGACTTCGTGTTAGTGCGTACTTACTCCGGTACTCGGTTCAAGATTTACAACAAAGAGTTCCGTTTGTTAAATGACGACCAGATTGATGCGGTCGTGGACGATCCACGCGGTATTACCCGTGCTTAATAGGAGTGTTATATGTTAAACAAGTTTAATTTTCCGGATGAGGATGACGACAGAAAAGTCGTTGCCCAAGAAGAAGACGATTCCGTAGTCATTCAGGCTGATGCCGAAGGTGATGTCGAAATTGAGATATTTGATGATACCCCTGTAAAAGACCGTGGCCGCAAGCCATTGGACAAAGAGGTGTCAGACCCGACTGACGACGAAATCGAAAACTATTCGGATAAAGTGCAAGCTCGTATCAAAGAGCTAACACATGCCCGTCACGACGAGCGCCGAATGAAAGAGTCCCTCTTGCGAGAAAAGCAAGAAATGGACAAACTCATGGCGTACCTGTCTGAAGAGAATAAAAAACTCAAGCAGACAGTTAATTACGGGCAAGAGGTATATATCTCTACCGCGACAGATGCTGCTGAAGCCCAGTTGCAAGCTGCCCGCCGTCAACTTAAAGATGCCCAAGAGTCTTACGACACCGACGCCATTATTGAAGCCCAAGAAGCTTTGATGGAGGCAAAGGTTAGAGTATCGCAGGTAAAAAACTTTAAACCGACCCCTTTACAAGAAGAAGAAACCGCGGTACAAAGAGAACCATCTCAACCCCAACAAGTTGCACCGGACGAGAAGACGCTGCGCTGGCAGGCAAAAAACCAGTGGTACGGTCAACCGGGGTTCGAAGAATACACCAGCTATGCACTAGGGCTGCACCACAAACTAGTCAACTCGGGGGTAGACCCTCGTGACGATGAATACTTCGCCCAAATAGATGGGCGCATGCAAAAGACGTTCCCCGAATTATTTGGCGGGAATGCTGAGAAAAAGCCTGAATCTTCACAGGTTCAATCCGAGGCTCCAAAAAAACCTGCGGCTGTGGTTGCTCCAGCGTCTCGTTCGTCTGGAACAAAGAAAATCCAACTTTCTACTCGGCAACTTGCCTTGGCTAAGAAATACGGACTAACCCCGCAGCAGTATGCTGCTGAAGTAGCTAAATTGGAGGTTTAAGATGGCTGACACTCGCACTCCTCGTGATCTCATTTCACGCGATAAAACCGCACGTGCTGTTTATGTACCACCTTCAGCACTGCCTGATCCGACTCCCGAACCGGGATGGTCTTACCGATGGGTAGCTACCCATGTTAACGGTCAGATTGCACCGACGTTCTCCATGCGTATGCGTGAAGGCTGGGTGCCGGTCAAAGCGGAAGATCACCCGGAACTCATGCTTCCGCCAAATGAAAAAGGTGAAGTCGCCCACGGCGGTTTGTTGTTGTGCAAGATGCCTACGGAGCAAGCGCAGTTACGTAATGCGCACTACCAAAAGCAGTCTGAAGACAATATCGAAGCTGTGGACAATACATTTATGCGCCAAAACGATGCTCGTATGCCTTTGTTTAATGAACGTAAGTCAACGACATCTTTTGGTAAAGGCAATAAGTAGTTCTTTTATTAACTAGGAGTAACCATGGCCTATCCGACTGTATCAGCCCCTTACGGGCTAAAACCGGTCAATTTGATCGGTGGTCAGGTATTCGCAGGATCAACTCGTCTAATGGAAATTGCAAGTGGTTACGCCACTAATATTTTTTACGGCGATTTGGTAAAGCGCGTATCTGATGGAACTATTGAAAAAGACACCGGCACCACTACTGCCACGCCGTGCGGTGTGTTTTTGGGTGTTCAATTTACCAACGCTGCTACTGGGCAAGTGCAAAATCAGCAATATTATCCAGCAAGTCAGGCGATTAAGTCTGGTACGCAGATTTTTGCTGTGGTTGCAGATGACCCTGACACACTGTTTCAAGTAGCTTCTTGTTCTGGCACTACTGTTATTGCTGCAATGGGCAAATCCGCCATTGGTAATAATATTGCACTAATTCAAAACGCCGGCTCTACCAATACTGGTAATTCCGCCGTGGCGATTGACGAAGGAACACAGGCAACTACAAACACTCTCCCCATCCGTATTATTGATGTGGTTAGAGATACGGCAACAGGCGCTGACGCTTTTGTTGAGTTTATTGTTAAAATAAACGCAACTATGCACCAGTACAACAATTCAACTGGCGTATAAGGGAGCTAAATCATGGCTATTTCACGCGCACAACTACTGAAAGAGCTGCTCCCCGGCCTGAACGCCTTGTTCGGTCTGGAGTATGCACGTTACGGCGAAGAGCACAAAGAGATCTACGAAACAGAGACCTCCGAGCGTTCTTTCGAAGAGGAAACCAAGCTGTCTGGCTTCTCGGCTGCTCCAGTCAAGAACGAAGGCTCTGCGATTGCTTATGACAATGCGCAGGAAGCTTGGACTGCTCGATACAACCACGAAACCATTGCCCAAGGTTTCTCGATCACTGAAGAAGCGATTGAAGATAACCTGTACGACAGCCTGTCTGGCCGTTATACCAAGGCTTTGGCTCGTTCAATGGCCTACACTAAGCAGGTTAAAGCGGCTGCAATTCTGAACAACGGCTTCACTGGCGGTCAATACGCTGGCGGTGACGGCGTGGCTCTGTTTGCAAACAACCACCCACTCGTTTCTGGCGGCACTAACTCGAATATCCCTTCGACCCCCGCTGACCTGAACGAAACTTCGCTGGAAAACGCTGTGATTCAAATCGCTGCGTGGACTGACGAACGTGGTCTGCTGATCGCTGCCCGTCCTCGTAAACTGATTGTTCCGCCGAGCCTGCAATTCGTTGCAACTCGTCTGCTCGAAACCAGTTTGCGTGCCGGTACCAACGATAACGACATCAACGCGATCAAGAACAACGGTTCGATCCCAGAGGGTTATACAATTAACCACTGGCTGACCGACACCAATGCTTGGTTCCTGACCACCGACGTTCCAAACGGCATGAAGCATTTTATTCGTGCATCGCTGGATACAAAAATGGATGGTGATTTCGATACGGGCAACGTGAGATACAAAGCACGTGAGCGTTACTCTTTTGGCTTCTCAGACCCTCTGGGTATGTACGGCAGCCAAGGCGCGTAAGGAAATGGGGGGCTTTCGCCCCCCATTTTTGTATGGTATAAAGCAGTAAATCCGGGAATACCGGTGCGAACGAATGGCTCCCGGCCAACTTTTATGCAGATCGTCGCACTAAACTCGCATAAAGAGGACAATTCAAATGGCACTTTCTACTACCCAAAGCATCTGGCGTTCGGGCGGCGGCGATCAAACTCGCACCGCATATTGTGGTTCCGGCGTTATGGCTGCTAAGTTCTACATTGACCCTTCCGCTGTCGATACTACTACCGTTAAAGTTTCTTCTGCTACTGGTGCTCCAGCCGTAGTCCTTCCTGCTGGCGCAGTTATTGTCGAAATTCAAGCTAACGCTGCCGGTACTGGCGGTACCACTCCTACATTTGATATGGGCTGGATTGGCTACACTGACCCCACCGCTCTTGATGCAAATGGTCTGTTGAGCGCCGCTGATGCTGACGCAGGTAAGCAAGTATTTAACTGGGCTTCCGCTACAGCGGGCGACGACATGGGTGTTGCTATGTCCCTGACTCAGATGGTTACGCTTACAGGCGGTGCAACTACTGGCGACGGCCCAACGGGCGGCTCAATCACCGGCACAATCCTGTATTACGTCACCGATCCGCTGGTTGGTCAGCAAAACGTCTAAGTAAAGGAGCATCATCATGATGCAGACAGACGTTCAATCAGCAGCATGTGCTGCGGGGGCTAGCACTACGGCATTTGCAGACCGTACTCGCGTACGCGCTATTGCGATTAGCCACGGTGCTACCCCCGGCTCTGTCACGATTAAGGACGGTGGTACAAGCGGTTCTGTGGTGTTTTCTTACACTACACCTGCTGTGGCGGAGGGCGTGTATATGCTTTTTCCGGGCGAAGGTATTCTTTGCGCCACCGACGTTTACGTGACTACACCTGCTGGTGCAACTGCAACGGTGTTCTATGGCTAGTACCTTATCGTCTATAACCCGTTTTGGTTTGTATGAACCGTTCGACCTTCAGGTTGCGCGGGGGCAGATCACGGGCCACAAGTCACTGTTTAAGTTTGGCAATAACCCAGACATCAATGGCTCACTTGAGACGATCTGGTCACACGGCGGGTTGTATGTTTACCCAACGTCAGCCATTCAGATGAAGGTATCTTCGTCTAGCGCAGATGATACTGCGCTGGGTACAGGCGCTCGGACGGTGTCTGTGCAGGGTCTGGATCAAGACTACAACGAAGTAGCGGAAACCGTTACTTTAACTGGGCAGACAGCAGTACTCACAACCACCACTTTTATTCGGGTGTTTCGTGCCTTTGTCATTACGGCGGGATCAGGTGGAACTGCTGCGGGTACGATCTATGTTGGCACGGGTACAGTAACTGCGGGCGTTCCAGCAACCGTCTATGCCGATATTCCTGTAGGGGAAAATCAAACGCTAATGGCGATATGGACGGTACCGGCTGGGTACACGTTTTATATGTACAGAGGCACTTTTAGCGCAGCATCGAACAATGCTGCTCAGTATATTTTGGGTAAGTTTATGATCCGCCCTTTTGGTGGCGTATTTCGTAATGCTGCCGATGTCACGTCAAACAGTAATCTAATACCGTATGACTTTGAAATCCCATTAGCAGTACCGGAAAAGGCGGATATTGAAGCACGGGCAATCGCGTTGTCGGGAACAAATTTCTATTCGACCGCCTCGTTTGAGGGCGTATATATCAAGAATAGCGGGACATAATCATGGCTAAATCACCAGCATGGCAGCGCAAAGAAGGTAAGTCCGAAAAGGGCGGTTTGAACGCCAAAGGACGGGCTTCGTATAACGCAGCGAATCCGGGGAAACCCGGTCTGAAAGCCCCCCAGCCGGAAGGCGGCGCAAGGAAAAAGTCATTTTGCGCCCGGATGTCTGGGATGAAAAAGAAACTGACTTCTTCGAAGACTGCCAATGACCCGAACAGCCGTATTAACAAATCTTTGAGAGCATGGAAGTGTTGAACATGGCAACTCCAGAAATTGAAACAGCGCGTGAGCTTGCAACCCACGCCAACGATATTAAGCATCTGCAAGATGACATGGATGCCATGCGTGAAGACGTTGCGGCTATTCGTAAATCGCTGGAAGAAATCAGCAGAAAGCTGGCTTCTGCCGAAGGCGGTTGGAAAATACTCATTGGGGTGGGTAGTTTTGCTGGCGGTATCGTTGGCACAGTCCTTGGATTTTTTGGTAGTAAAGCAAGCTGATGCCTACCGTATCTAAAAAGCAGGAAAAGTTTATGCAGGCAGTTGCCCACAACCCTGCGTTTGCTAAAAAGGCCGGTGTGCCGCAATCAGTGGGTAAGGAATTTACTAAATCAGGAGGCGGTATGGCAACGAAAATGAATGCAGGTTTCATGGCAATGATGAAGAAAAAAGCTCCAGCCAAGAAGATGGCCGGTGGTGGTGTAGCCGCATCAAAGATGGGCGCTGTTAAAACTGCTGCTCCTAGCAAAGACGGTGTTGCTATTAAAGGCAAAACCAAGGGCAAGCAAATCGTCATGGCCGGTGGCAAGGGCATGAAAAAAGGCGGCTACTGCTAATAGGAGGCCATCATGGCTGATAAAAGTACCGGAGCAAAACGTATTGGCCGAGACACAATGCGGTCAATGGGTCTTGACCCAGATAAAGACTATGTAGAAGCAGCCAAAAGCAAAGCTTCTGAACTTGCTGCTGACGCAGGTGTGGGTATGCGCAACGCTGGCCGACTGTACGGTAAGAGCATCGGTATGGATGTTAGCCCGTACGAGAAAGAGCGCGGTATGAAGTCAGGCGGCAAAGTTAAGTCTGCCTCCGCCCGTGCCGATGGCTGCGCTATTCGCGGTAAAACAAGAGCATGATGGCCTCACGCGGTATGGGTGCAATTAGCCCTTCCAAGATGCCCGGCGGGAAGAAGAAAGCCCGTCGGGATGACACCGACTTTACGCAGTACAAAGAAGGTGGGAAGGTTAATGCTGCTGGTAACTACACCAAGCCCGAACTTCGCAAGAAGATCGTGTCGCAGGTAAAGTCCGCAGCAACTCATGGCACGGGTGCAGGTCAGTGGTCAGCCCGCAAAGCGCAGCTTGTGGCTAAGAAGTACAAGGCTGCTGGTGGTGGGTACAGAGATTAAATGAGTGTGCTGCAAATCCGTCCTGACTTGATGTTTGTGGGTCAGGTACACGGCAAAGGCGTAGCGGTACCGCCAGAAGTTAAAGCTGCTATTGGTAAGTACGGAGCTTGGTACGAGGGTAACGGTGATGATCGACTGCCGGGAATTAAGTACCAAGGGTCGTGGGACGACGCTCTTGCAAAAGACGTAAAGGGTTACCCGAAAGAGTTTTTGTTTGTTATTTTTACAAACACGGCGGTCAACGAGCAGAAAGAAATATTGGTAGGTGCAGGTACTATTTTTGACAGATTGCTTAAAACGCAAGGGCAGTACGGTTATTTTAAGAAGCGCAGGTTTGGTGCTGATACGCTGACCGAGTTTTTAAAAGCGATGGGCGGTACGTATTTAAAAAACAGTCAAGCCGAAGCAACCAAAGAAAATGTGGCGGCTTTTATAAGTAGCGGTGAAAAGGACATGTGGGAGTCTGGTAGTACACCAGCAAAGAAGATGGCAGACAAGGCAAACAACCGCCGGGATATGTGGCTTTTATCGCAACCCAAAGGTGTTTATTTTGTTGGGTCAGATCACCTACAAGACTTAAAATTGCTGCACTCGGGTAAAAGTTCTGGTGTCGAAAAAAGTGATGTAAACCGGAAAAATACTAAGCTAATATGAAAGCGCCACAGCAAAGCCTTAAAAACTGGGGAGACCAGAAATGGCGAACCAAAAGCGGAAAGCCGTCGTCAAAGACCGGGGAGCGTTACCTCCCGGAAAAGGCAATCAAGGCACTAAGCCCAGCCGAGTATGCCGCTACAACGAAGGCAAAGCGGGCGGGTAAGAAAGCAGGAAAGCAGTTCGTAGCGCAGCCTAAAGGCATTGCAAAGAAAACAGCAGGGTTTAGATAATGACCACATCCGGTACAGCCAGCTTTAATCTTGACCTCAACGAAATGGTTGAGGAGGCGTTCGAACGCGCCGGGAGTCAGTTGCGTACCGGCTACGATCTGCGTACAGCCCGGAGGTCTTTGAACCTCCTTTTTGCCGATTGGGCAAACCGTGGCGTGAACATGTGGACGTTCGAGCAGAACACGATTACTTTGACACAGGGGCAACCAACGTATGCACTTCCTGACGATACTGTTGATCTGCTTGACCATGTTATTCGTACTAACGCCAACCAGACAAACAACCAAGCTGACCTGACGATCACCCGCATCTCAGTTTCAACTTATGCCACCATCCCTAACAAGCTAATTCAAGGCCGTCCAATTCAGGTTTGGGTGCAGCGTCTGTCGGGTAGTGAGTCCTTACTTGTTGGTACGTTACAAGCGGGCATTTCAGCGGCAGCAACCACTATTCCTGTAACTTCGCTGGCGGGCATCCCCACCGCCGGGTTTATTCGTATCGGCACAGAACTGATCGGGTTTAACCAGACCCAACCTGCGGAAAACGGCAACCCAGCGTACCTGCTTAACTGCACACGCGGGCAGGACAACACAACGGCAGCAGCGCACTTGGTAAGTGCAGCCATGTATGCCGTACAAAAGCAGAGCATTACCGTCTGGCCAACCCCAGACAGCGCCTATACTTACCAGTTCGTTTACTGGCGTATGCGCCGTATTCAAGATGCAGGTGCAGGCGGCACCAAAACCATGGATGTGCCGTTTCGTTTTGTCCCTTGCTTGGCCGCAGGGCTGGCGTACTACATTGCGTTGAAAGTACCGGAAGGACTGTCGCGGTTAGACATCCTTAAAGCTCAGTATGACGAGGCGTGGAACAACGCAGCAAATGAAGATCAGGATCGGGCGGCGGTACGGTTTGTCCCAAGACAGTACTTTATTGGTGGTGGCTGATTGTGGGTAACAGGTTTGCTTCCGGTAAATTCGCAATTGCGGAGTGCGACCGGTGCGGGCAGCGGTATAAGCTCAAGGAACTGAAGAAGCAGGTCTTAAAGACCAAGACGTACAATCTGCTGGTGTGCCCCACTTGTTGGGACCCAGATCAGCCACAGCTTCAGTTGGGCATGTATCCAGTGGACGACCCGCAAGGTTTGCGCGATCCCCGGCCTGATTTGAGCTACTACCAAGCGGGCTACACAGGGTTGCAGTTGACAGAGACGGTAGGTACCGGCATAAATCAAAATGGTGATCCGTCAGGCGGTAGCCGGGTGTTTCAGTGGGGCTGGAGGCCGGTGGGCGGCTCCAGTGCTAATGATGCGGGGCTGACACCAAACTACTTGGTATCTGCCGGAGTTGTGGGTACAGTAACGATTACTTAGGAGTAAGACATGAAACATTCAGATATTAAGAAAGACAAGCCGATCATGGAAAAGATTGCTAAGAAAGCAGTCAAAGGCCACGAGAAGCGTATGCACAAGATGGCCAAAGGCGGTGTGACTTCAGAACAAATGAAGAGCATGGGCCGCAATCTGGCACGTGTTGCCAACCAAAAATCGGGCTAATCATGGCTAAATTTTCTCAAAAGCAGGGCGGCAAAGAAGTAGGCCAAGCTGCTGTTTACGCGGAGCCACATACTATGGACGGTAAAGCAATTAAGGCAATGCCTTCGCAGGGCGAGTCTGGTGCCAAGTGCATGGACAAGATGAATATCTCTGTGGGCGGTATCAGCAAGGGCAACTACAAAGAGACCAAAACCTCGGGCATTAAAACTCGCGGTAATGGCGCTGCTACTAAAGGCACGATGGCTCGTGGTCCGATGGGTTAATCATGACGTACAACGAACTGTTCATTGCGGTTAAGAACTACCTTCAAAACGATTTCCCCACAAATACGTGGACGAACGTAGCAGGTACAGGCACGACCACGTCTGACGGCACTGAACAGATCAACTTGTTTATTTCGCAAGCGGAAGAGCGCATCTATAACACGGTGCAGATTCCCGCCCTGCGCAAGAACGTCACAGGTTTAACAACCAACGGCAACAAGTATCTCTCCTGCCCCGGCGACTTCTTGTCGGTGTTCTCGATGGCGGTGATTGACGCTACCGGCAACTATGAGTATTTGCTGAACAAAGATGTGAACTTCATCCGCGCAGCGTACCCCAACCCCACCGAGTCAGGCATCCCACGGTATTACGCCTTGTTTGGTCCCACTGTTGTGACCAGCGTTATTACGGACGAGTTGAGCTTCATCCTTGGACCTACGCCTGACGCTGCGTATACGATAGAGTTGCATTACAACTACTACCCTGAGTCAATCACGGTGGCGGCTGACGGACGTACGTGGCTGGGCGACAACTACTCGCCGGTTCTGCTGTATGGCGCGATGCTGGAAGCTTACATCTTCTTGAAGGGCGAAGTTGACATGATGGCGACTTACAAAGGTAAGTACGACGAAGCTCTGTCTCAGTTGAACCGTCTGGGTACAGGTCTTGAGCGTGGTGATGCGTACCGTGATGGTCAGGCTAAGATTAAGGTCAACCCATGAGTATTCAGCAAGGTCTGACGAACAGTTTCAAACAAGAGATGCTCCAAGCGGGGCAGAACTTGGCGACCGACACGTTGAAGATGGCGTTGTATACGGCGTTCTCTGATATTGGGCAGTTGACTACGGTGTATACAACAACGAACGAAGTTACCGGTACGGGCTACACAGCGGGTGGGGTTGCGGTCACGGGAGCAACGATCAGTACACAAACGACTGGCCCCAACGCCGGCACGGTGTACGTAGATTTTGCCAATGTGTCGTGGCCGGGAGCCAACTTTACCGCCCGTGGGGCGTTGATCTACAACGTGACTCGCAGCAACAAGTCGGTAGCTGTATTGGACTTTGGTTCGGATAAAACTTTTAGCAGTGTGAGCAATACCGTTACGATGCCAGCAAACACGGCAACGACGGCACTAATTCGTTTTCCTTGAGGAGCTAGGTATGAACAACGTAAAAGCAATTGCGGGCGACAGTGTTGATGCCGCAGTAATCAGACCCACCGCAGGATTTGAACAAGTTCATGCTGGCGGCGTATTCCACATTCTTTGCTACGACAAAGACGGTAACCTGAAGTGGGAAGAAAAAGGCCCCAACCTTGTGGTAAACACAGGTCTGCAATACATGGTCTCTACCTCGCTGGATGCCGCTGCGCAGACGACTGTGTGGTATCTGGGTTTGATTAGCACTCTGACTTCAATCGTTGGTGGCGATACCATGGCTTCACACGCCGGTTGGACTGAAGATACTACTTATTCGCAAGCAAACCGTCCGACAGCAACATTTGGTACAGCAACAACTGCGAACCCATCGGTGCTTGATAACTCTGCATCGGTAGCTGTGTTCTCTATTAACGGCACAACCACCATCAACGGCGCGTTTCTAACCAGCAACAACACCAAAGGCGGCAGCACAGGCACGTTGTTTTCAGCCAAAGCATTTACTGGCGGCGCTCGTTCAGTGATAAGTGGTGACACTCTGAATGTGACTTACACCTTCAGCTTGACCGGTACCTAATCATGAAGATTGATTTTTCTTTTGATACTCAGTATGGCAAGTTCTGCGATGCTTTGCATTTACCAGACGATCATGCGTTTACTGAGGTAGAAATTGAGGCGATGAAACAGCAACGGTTAGACAACTGGATAGCCGTTGTTTCATACGTCCCCACGGAAGAAGAAGTAGTGCAAGAACCACCGGTGGAGTAATGAATGGCAGATCGCTATTGGGTTGGTGGCACAGGTACATGGAGTAGCAGTAACACAGGTAACTGGTCTACTTCCTCTGGCGGTGCTGGCGGCGCTTCTGTTCCTACGGCTGCTGATAATGTCTTCTTTGATGCTAACTCAAATATATTAGCTACTGCGTTTACTGTCACGATGGCAAACTCACCACGGGTTTGCAACGACATTACAATCAGCGGTCTTGATGGAACAATGACCCTAGCAGGTGCTGCTATTGGCTTGACCGTTAGCGGTAGTTTATCTTTTCCTGCGACAAATTTCACCCGTACTTACGCTGGTACAACGACATTTAATGCTACTACTACAGGCAAGACCATAACAACAAACGGTGTTGCTTTTGGTGGTGCTGTTACGTTTAATGGTGTTGGTGGTGCATGGACACTTCAAGATGCGTTTACAACGTCGTCTGCATCAACAATAACGCTAACAGCCGGAACACTTAATTTAAATGACAAAACATTAACCGGTGGCATATTTAGTTCAAGCAACACAAACACACGCTCTATAGATTTTGGAACTACTGGCTCAATCGTTCTTACCACAACCACAGCCGGATCAACAGTTCTGTCGATGGCAGATGCTACAAACTTCACGTTTACTGGCACATCAAATATATCAACAGCAATGTCTGTTACAAGGACATTTGCTTTCGGTACAACCGGAACCATCCTGTTCGCGTCTAGACTTAACCTTAATTTGACATCAGGCGCATCTACACCTACGTTTACCATTAACTCTTCGTTCAGACAAATTAACTTTACCGGGTCAACTTGTAATCCCGGCCTACAAGGTATTCAATGTCACGGTTTTACATTAGCCTCTGGGGGTACTTATACCAGCACTGATTTTATAATGGTAGGTACGGGCACGTTAACCCATACGGGCAAAGCAATTAACACACTAAGTATTAGCACAGCCGGAATTACAACAACACTCGTTGATGCGGGGCAAGCTGTTACATTAGGGTTAACCAATGGAACAATAAATTTAGCAGGTTTTACGTTTACCGCTACCTCTACCGCCGCGACAGCTTCTGGTACAAAGAATTTGACGTTTAACGGTGGAACTTTAGTTTGTTCAGCCGCAAGTGCAACCGCTTGGAATAATGCCAACCCAACAGGGTTCACCACTACAGCAGGTACTGGCACAGGCACGATCTCAATGACTGCTGTTACCGCCAAGACGTTTGTGGGCGGTGGTTCTACTTACAACTGCACATTGAACCAAGGCGGTGCTGGAACGCTGACAATTACTGGCGCAAATACGTTTAACGATATTACAGAAACAGTACCAACTGCTAATCAGATAACGTTCCCTGCAAGTACAACGACAACGGTAAATAACTTCACCTTGTCCGGTTCTGCTGGTAACTTAGTTTCAATCCGTAGCTCTACTGGAGGCACACGGTTCACGCTATCTAAGTCTTCTGGTACTGTAAACGTATCTTATGTTGATATACGAGACAGTAACGCAACTGGCGGTGCTACTTGGAATGCTTCCCCAGCAAACGGCAATGTTGATAGTGGGAATAACACGGGGTGGCTTTTTGGCGCTTTGTACGCAGTCAGTATAGATGAGGCCGCTACTGGCGCGGATGCTATTACGTTACTCTTAATTCGGGTTGGCTCAGTCTCAGAAACAGCCACGGGTGCTGATACAACAGCAAGTCAATTAAATGCAGTAGGAGCCATTTCTGAAACAGCCACAGGCGCAGACGAACTCACCAATACTGCGTCACTACAACTGTTTGTAGCCGAAACAGCCACAGGCGCCGATGCTTTCCAAGGCAACATAGAAACTACTTCGGCAGTCTCAGAAACAGCCACAGGTGCAGATATAACAGCTACAGCATTAACCCGAGTAGGTGCGGTGTCAGAAACAGCGACGGGCACAGACGCCGCGCAAGGTAATATAGAAACTACTTCAGCCGTCGCAGAAACAGCCACAGGTGCAGATACCGAAGCCGCTACGCTCACAAGAGTTGGCGCAGTAGACGAGACCGCGACAGGCGCAGATACGACCGATACACAGCTTGACGCATTTGGTGGTATTGACGAAACAGCCACAGCAGCAGATGCGCTGACCACCCAACTGGACGGGGTTGCAACTATTGACGAGGCCGCAATAGCCGAAGCGTTAGCGGTTGGCAACATCATAACTACTTTACAAATTGCTGAAGGTGCGACTATTCTGGATGAGTCGTTGGCACGGCTTTTGTGGGAACTGATCAACGACAATCAGTTACCGGGATGGCAACTTATACAGAACCCGCAAGGTACGGGCTGGACGGTGATTAACACCAACACAGGAACGAGTTGGAATGATATTGATACGGTATGATTGATCCTTTGACAATTGGACTAGCAGTTGCGGGTGTTAAGGCGGTTGTCACAGGTATTAAAGAGGCAGCTACCTTAGCCCGTGAAGCGTTTGATGAGATCAACGGCGCAGTGGAGTCGGGTAAGACGCTGGCTGATTCGATGTCGGGGGTCACCAAGTTCTTCTCAGCGGCGGGCAAGTACGAGACCAAGCGCAGTCAGCTTGAAGAGGCCAAGGTAGCGCAAGAAGCAGCCGTTGCTAAAGGCGAACCTGTGCCGGACTATGTGTCTGATGCCGAGTACGTCATGGAGCTGATGATTATTGATCGGCAGATCAAACAGTACTACGACGACATCAAGCATATTTTTACCTACCACTTCCAAGAAGCAGGGATGTGGGATGAGTTCTGGCAGCGCATGGGTAAGTTGCGTTCCGACCGGGAAGCGAAAGCAGAAGCCCAGCGCCTAGCGGAAACGGAAAAGCGGCTGCATGAAAAAGCCGAAGCAATGAAAAAGCGCCGTAAGCGGCAGCAGGTGAGAGACAAGATTGAAATGGTGGGTGCGGGCATTGTGATTGTGGGCATCGTCTTTGTTTTCTTCTGGATGATGTGGTGGATGTTCCAACAAGGAGGTTGACATGCTAGGACTTGACGCGCTGCTGGGTATCGGCGGCAAACTGATCGACAAACTGATTCCTGACCCTGAACAGAAGGCCAAGGCGCAGTTAGAACTTGCCAAGATGGCGCAGGATGGTGAGCTTGCCAAGATGGCGAATGAAACGGACTTGTACAAGTCTGAGCAGAACAACCTGACTGAGCGCCTAAAAGCCGACATGGCAAGCGATAGCTGGTTGTCCAAGAACATCCGTCCGTTGACGCTGGTATATATCTTGGTGGCCTACATGGCACTCGCCATTCTTGACGCTGCGCTGGTTGACATTGCTGACTCGTTCGTAGAGCTGCTGGGTCAATGGGGAATGCTTGTGATGTCGTTTTACTTTGGCGGCAGAACGCTTGAGAAGATCATTGATATGCGGGCAAAGAAATGAAAGAGAACTTTGATGAGGCGCTCAAGGCCATCCTGAAGCACGAGGGTGGCTTCGTAAATCACCCCAAAGACCCCGGCGGCATGACCAATCTGGGCGTGACCAAAAAGGTGTGGGAAGAGTGGGTAGGCCATGCTGTTGACGAAAAAACAATGCGCGCTCTGACACCCGAGGTAGTGGGTCCTATGTACAAGAAGAAGTACTGGGATGCGGTCAAGGCTGACGATTTGCCAGATGGTCTGGACTACCTGATGTTTGATTTTGCGGTCAACGCTGGTCCCGGTCGTGCAATCAAGACGATGCAAAAAGCCATCGGTACCACGCCTGACGGCGCGATTGGCCCCAAGACCATGCAGTCATTAAAAGCTGCCAATCAGAGTGAATTAGTGGCAAAATTCAGTGCAGAAAAGGAAGCGTTTTACCGCAGTCTGCCTACGTTTGGCACGTTCGGTAAAGGGTGGCTGCGCCGGGTGGCAGAAGCCAAGACCCACGCTGAATCCATGCTGGCTTAATAAGGAACTACGATGTTGGAAAAAGATGCGCTTTGTGAACTGTTCGAATACCGTGACGGGGAGTTATATTGGGCCGTCAATAAAGGGCGCATTCGTGCTGGGACCATAGCGGGCACGGTGAATAGCACCGGGAGAAAACAAGTTGCAATTAATTGCAAGCTGTACAAAGTGCATCGAATTATATACGCCATGCACCATGGCATTGTGCCGCCTTGCATCGACCACATAGATGGTAATCCGCTAAATAACAGAATAGAAAATTTACGTGCCGCCACGCATTCAGAAAATATGTACAACTTGGGGGCAAAATCAAACAATAAAACTGGCGAAAAAGGCGTTTTCTGGGACGGCATAAACCAACGCTGGGGGGCGTATTGCTATGTAAAAGGCAAAAAAATATACGCTGGGTATCATAAAAAATTTGAGTCCGCAGTTGATGCGGTTCGTGAACTTAGAGCGCGGCTGCATGGCAGCTTTGCCCGCAACTAAACGGAGGACGCTTTGCCTTCAACATACTCCCCCGATCTACGGATCGAACTCATTGCCAACGGTGAAAAATCCGGTACGTGGGGCACGATCACCAACGACAACCTCGGGGTCATTATCGAGGACGCTATCTCGGGTTTGGCATCGGTCTCAGTCCTTTCCGCAAACCAAGCACTGACCGCTCAGAATGGCGCAGTAGACCAAGCGCGGTGTGCAGCGGTTAGCCTGACTACAACGACTACCGCCCCATTCAACGTCTACGTTCCCCCGGTCACCAAGCTGTACTTAGTTACCAACCCATCAGGATATACGGCAACGATCTACTGCTCAACCGTCCTTGGTAATACCACGGCAGCAGGTACAGGTGTAGCGATTCCCACAGGCAAGTCAGTCTTGCTTCGTGCAGACGGCACCAACGTGGTGGAGCAGCTAAACCACATCACGGGCAACCTGTCGATTGGCGGTGCGGCTTCTGTGGGCAGCACTCTGGCCGTCACAGGCGCTGTGACTGGTGGTAGCTTTGCGGGTCCTCTGACGGGCAATGTCACAGGCAATGTGGCAGGTAACGTGACGGGTAATCTGACAGGCAACGTAGCCGCAGGTGCGGGGACAATTGCGACAACTAACTTCACCTTTACTGAGGTGGGTGGTGTGCTGTATCTGAAGAATGGCGCAACCAATATTTTGAAGATTGACTCGCTGGGCAATGTCACTGCTCTGGCTAACCTGACCGCCTACGGCACGGTGTAAATATGGCGCTGCCCTCGTCTGGTCCGCTGGCGTTTACCAACATCCAAACTGAGTTTGGTGGCACGAATCCTATTGGTCTAAACGAGTACTACCGGGGTGGCCCTTTCGTGCCGGTCAGCACAAGCACGGCGACAATCCCATCATCAGGCACGATTGCTGCAAACAACTTCTATGGCACGGCAAAACGCGTCAACGTGCCTCTGACTATTGGGTCGCCTACGTATAACTATGATGTGTACACACAAGCATCTTCAGCGCCGGGCTATGTGGCGGGTATTTCCGATGTGGCGTTGACAGTCTCTCCCGGCGTACAGGTAGGCAGCACTTCAACGGGCGCATACGCCATGCTGGTGCCAAGCTCATTTAGCCCCGGCGATATAGTCACCATTACCAATAACGGCGTGATCCAAGGCATGGGCGGCGCTGGTGGGCCGGGTCAATTTGGGGCAACTAATGGTAATCCCGGTGGCGGCGGGGGTAACGCACTGTATGTCAACCGTCCTGTGACCATTACGAATAATAGCGTCATTGCTGGTGGTGGCGGTGGTGGCGGTGCAGGTGCAGGTTACACACCAAACAAAGGTGGTTCTGATTGGGGTGGCGGTGGTGGAGGTGGTGCAGGATATAACGGC